TAAGCGGTTGTTTACGCCTTTTTCTTAATGGGAATCTTCTTAACGGGTGCTTTAGTGGGAGTGGCTGACGCCTCAGTTTTAGGGGCCTCAGTTTTAGGGGCTTCGGGTTCAGCGCGAACGATGGTACCCTTAGGGCCAGCGGGACCAGCGGGACCAGTGAGGCCAGCGATACCCTTAGGGCCCTGGGGACCACTAGGACCTTGGGGACCAGTGGGACCGGCAGGACCTACACCGCCTGGACCGGAACCACCACCACCATTGTCAACGATCTTTAAAAGTAGATCAAATAGACGGTTTTTGTCGATGCGAACGCGCATCATCTCCTGCTCGATTTCTTTGCGAAGTGAAGACATGTTACTATATATAAAAGAAAGATTATCTTTAAATCAAATGATCATCATCGGTCCTAATTTGAAAACAGGCATTGGACAACATGGATTGAAATACGTAAATCTGTTTTTACCTGATGGTGAATATTATCAATTGGGTCAAAAACTCCCAGAAGTTGATACTGCTCTGATATTTGTAATCCCAACACCCGATCAAATCGAATACATCAAATACGCGAAAACTAGGGTAAAGAATCTCGCCTGTATGACAGTGTGTGAAACTGAGACAGTACATGAAGATTATGGTATGATAATGAAAGAATTCAAAAAGGTTGCTGTTCCGAGTCAATTCTGTAAACGGGTTCTATCTAAACAATTCCCTGACAACGACTTTTACGTGATTCACGCTCATATACCAACTCCTCCTGAAAAACCTTATACATTCTATCATATTGGAAACGTTATGGATCCCCGAAAGAAGTTCCGTGATATTCTACAAGCTTTTATACGGTTAAATGAACCAAATACACGGCTAGTAGTTAAGGCTACATCTAATCAAGACGTACAAATGCAATTTCCTAGGGTTGAAGTTATCAATGCTCTTTTAACCGACGAAGAAATGAATGCTATTCATGATCGCTGTGACTGTTATGTAAGCTTTTCACACTCTGAAGGTGTTGGTATGGGGGCTGTAGAGGCTGCAATGAAAAATAAACCCGTTATTATTACGGATTATGGTGGAGCACCGGAGTATATTAAAACACCTTATACGATTGATTGTGGACTTCAAGAGTTGGAGAGAGACGATTTTCTCTTCAAAAAAGGTATGAAATGGGGAGACCCAAATTTCGACCAACTCTTGGAATTCATGAAACACGCGTATGAAAACCGTGTTCGTCACATGGATCACGAACACACTAGAAAACTAGTTGGGAGAGAGAACGTTTTACAAGAGTTCATCTTGAATATAATTGGTGGCGAAAACGATGAGACCAACTAGGATTGTGCCACTCATCATTGAATCTTTCTGAGCTATAAGAAACATCACGAGGTCATCTATGACACCAATACCACTAGGTGTTGTAACAATGCGTGGGACGAGAGCACTTATCACGATGTAGATAGACATTGCTATGATTACAGGTCTAAGACTCTCCTGATCTAACATTCTTTTACATTAATCACTGATTTTAATTTTGCTAATATCTACCTTTTTACCAATTTCACCCTTATCAACCCTATGTTTTTTACAAAACTCTCCACACACCGCTTTGAAAGAACATTGTTTTCCAGCCATTGTGATAGCAGTACAAATCACAGATTGTGTACGTTTCTCGTTTATAACAGATGGTGTTTTTTCAATGACAATAAGCTGTCTGTTTTCCCTCTTTTTACTATGCCTGATATAAGACATTTTCATCTTCCAAGTAGCATCCGCTAAATTATAACACCTGTCGTTAGCCTCATCGATGCGATGCATTTTCATGGCATCGGTGAGACATGTTTTCCAAAGATCATCTCGAATAATATCCATGGTTAGATAAACTTATTTTTTTACGAAAAAAAGGATTAACTTAGGTATTAAGTTTCCCCACTCAACCCTGCCAAATAGAGATCGACTTGTCCGGTAAAATCTGGGAATTTCTCGGTTGTCTTTTTAGTTACCATATCTTGCACGTTTGTGACATGTTCGTTAAACTTATTTACATCTATACCCGTAGCATTGTGGATTTGTGAATCCGATACAATATCTTTGAGTGCATGTAAATAGGCTACTGCATAATTCGCGTGGAGTATAGATATTGCTGGAGACTTATCCTGTTGTGCGGTCGTAGCATAACGCGCGGATTGTCTGATTAACTTCTGGATAGACTGTTTCATACCACGTGTCTTATTTTGCATCACCAAAATAAGAATGAAGATGGCAATTATGAAATATGTATACATATCTTCTTAAATTAACGGAAGAAAAATATTACCGTCGTTGTCGGCGTGTCGTTGTAGGACTTTCACTCCTCTTCCTCTTTGTACCACGACGAGCTTTGACGACAGGCTTAGGTGGGTACGTTTTTATATTGGAAAGTTTGAATGGTCTTTTAGTGAGGGGACTTGGTCGTTCAGCATTCACTCCAATGAAATGTGAATAAGCTAAATAATTCTTCAAACCATTTCTATCGTAAACATGAAATATCTTACCATTCTTACCCACATTGGTTTTGAGATACGCCCGTTTAGATGGTTTTATATTTGTCTTGTTCCCTGGAGACATTACACGATTTAACCAAGTTGCAACATTCTTATTACGAGAGTTGTTATTGTTCTTGAGATTGTTATCGTTTTTCTTATTATTGTTCTCGAGATTTAGAAGCTTTCTTTTCAAACCTCGTAACTCTGCCTCATTTTTCTTGAGATTGTTATTATTGTTCGTCATCTGATATAAACTCACATTTTTATGACACCTAAGTAGTACATAATTAATAGAATTTTCAAGTATGTCAGCTCTAATCATATACGCTATACCCATGTTCATGTTCGGTAAGTACAAGCGAATGAAAGAATACATCAAAGAACTCGAAAAGAATATTGACGAGCTCGAATTGTCTCTTCAAGAGCTCCGCCTTCACCTCGAGAATCGGACTCGATGGTCACGGCAGGTGGAGCGGGTGGGACAAGTTTCAAGAATGGCGCGTTGGCGGTTTATTACAATGATCTTATTCTATGTTTTCGCTCTAATCACGGCAGTTGTAGAAGCTTTTCCATACTCTAATTACTTCTATGGACCTTTGGGACTAGCTGGTATTTTCTATAGTTATCTTACACAGAGGATTAATGAAGAGAACGAAGAATTAAGTTAGAAGATAGATTGTAATGAAATAAATAATACTATAAATTAATGTCGATAGATACAGACTTATGTGTAGTGATGGAAACCCTAGACGAATACAGAAATGAAATACCGGAGGGAACATACATAAGAATGTGTACATCTATCAAAAATTTGCATAATAAACTCCAAAAACCAAAAATAGTTATACCCAGATTCAAAGAAATATGCGTACCGGTAGCTATCGCAACAGTTCTCGAAATACTTAAAAAAGTTTTTTTTCGACCTAAGTGATTCTCTGAAATGTTAAAAAGTATCTCACAAACCAACCAATATGACGAAATTAACTCATTCGGTACTCCCTTTATCTATCCCTGAAAAGAAGTCTAAAGACATTGATATTCGGACATACCTGAATAAAATTTTAAGTGGTAAATGGAAATTACACCCAATCCAACGCGACGATAAAACATGGACCGATGAATTGTATCACATGGCAATTGATTCGTTATTCAAGAATCTATTGATCTCAAATATCGTTATCAGTTTACATTCGTCTACGGAGGGTTATATACTGGATGGTGGCCATCGTACACGCGCACTTATGAATTTTGTTGACAATAAATTTGGATTGCGCGTGGGAGACGGTCGCACAGTATTTTGGGATGAATTGTGCGAGTCCGACCAGGAAATATTCTACGATAAGCAAATTTCAGTCGTCGTATACGAAAAATTGACTCCCCGAGAAGAAGAAGACATTTTCTTTCGATTGAACCTGGGTCTTAACCTGAGTATCGGAGATTATATCAATGCGTATAACACGATCCCCCTATGCGCTTTGGCAAAGGAGTTGGGACTTCAGTATGCAGAAGATTTGAAGTTGAATTTCAATAAAGTGATCGTGAAAGAGAACATCTTCGCCGATTCATCTACCGTGTTAATGATGCTGTTAGAGAACTTCCAAACTGGAACCCTGGTACGCGGTGAAAAACCGACAATTACAAAGCGTGATGAGATCCAGAGAATGTGTGAAGGTTTCAGGGATGTCGAATTTGATGCAGATGACATGCGAAAGAAAATCCAAAAGTTAATGAAAATTGTGACTCCGAGAAAAATCGACAAGAAGTGGCTGTGTGTCGTTTTACCATCTGTTCAAGCTATCATGTTAGCAGATCCAGAATGCGACCCCGAGGATGTAAGAAATTTTCTATTTGAAGTGCACACGACCCAATCGAGTATTTTCTATGAGAGATGGTTTGAAATTTCGCGTGAGATGATATCGAATCCGAGTCAACCTTCATTTTGCGAAGAGCGAGCCAAAATGTTTTTAGAGTGGAGAGACGCCTAAGTTAGAGCTTAGATTTGTAATTAAGACAAGTAAATATGGAAAACGTACAAAAGCTCACCCATATCGAGCACATTCTCAAGAGACCTGACTCTTACGTCGGGCCCGTCGACCTTAATGTCGAACCATATTGGATTCTCAGTAATACGAGATCCCAATTTGAAAAGAAGAACTTGAGGTATTCCCCAGCTCTCTTGAAAATCTTTGATGAAATCCTCGTCAACGCGGTTGATCGCAACTCTATGCACCCCAAACATGTCACATCTATTTCTGTCACCGTCGACAAAGAATCGGGTGCTGTGACTATCGAGAATAACGGACCTCTCGGTGGTATCGGTATTCGTATGCATGAGAAGGAGGGTCTATGGAACCCTGAACTCACATTCGGGCACCTCCTTACAAGTACAAACTATGATGACTCTAAGAAGCGGGTCGTTGGTGGACGCAATGGATATGGTGCTAAACTGACGAACATATACTCCTCCGAGTTTTCTGTCATCATCAAAGATCATGAAAGTAAACAGACGTATACACAGAAATGGTCGAACAATATGACTGTATGTGAACCACCAAAAATCAAAAAGCACGCGGGTGCTGTTTCATCTGTTTCTATTACATTTATTCCCGACTGGAGAAGGTTCGGGTTGTCTAAGATGGAGAATGCTATCTATAAGATTTTTCAAAAACGGGTCTGGGATGCAAACATTTGTACCACCCCTAATTGTAAGGTAAAGTTCAATGGAGATGTTCTCCCTAAACAAAACTTCGAGGTGTATGCCAAAATGCACGAAGGTGTAGGGGAGGTTTGTTCCTTTTCCAACGACCGTTGGTCTGTCTGTATTGGCCCTTCGGAAAATGGCCTAGAGCAGGTATCATTTGTTAATGGTATCTGTACTACGAAGGGTGGTACACATGTAGACCACGTGGCATCCATAATTGCATCGGGTATCATTGAGGAAATGGCTAAGAAGATTAAGTTGAAACCTCAACAAGTCAAGAACACGTTCAATATCTTTGTAAAGGCAACCCTTGAGAATCCAGCCTTCTCAAGTCAGGTCAAGTCCGAATGCACCCTCAAAGCTCAAGACTTTGGGAGTAAGTTTGAACCACCAAAGAATTTCATAAAGAATGTTCTTAAAACTGGAATCAACGAAGAACTCACCGCTCTCTCAAAGTTTAAGGAGATGAAGGAACTAAAAAAGACCGATGGTGCTCGTAAGTCTAAAATCACTGGGATTCCCAAATTGGATGATGCTAACAAGGCTGGAACAGCACAATCGGGGAAGTGTACGTTGATTGTAACAGAAGGTGATTCAGCCAAGACCCTTGCGGTTGCTGGACTCTCAGTAGTTGGTCGGGATCACTATGGTGTATTCCCACTCCGCGGTAAGTGTAAGAATGTCAGGGATGTCTCAGTGTCCCAACTCACATCCAATCAAGAGTTTAACGATCTCAAGAAGATCTTGGGTCTTCAGCAAGGTAAGGAATACAGTGATGTATCAGAACTTCGTTACGGACGTCTCATGATTATGACAGATGCAGATAATGATGGTTCTCACATCAAGGGTCTCATTCTAAACATGATCCATTATTTCTGGCCAAGCCTCCTCAAGTTGGGTTTTGTAGTGAGTATGGTAACCCCTATCATCAAGGCGACCAAGGGGTCGGACTCCAAATCCTTTTACACGGATTCAGCATTTCGAACCTGGTATGGTGATGGGAAAGCTGGGTGGCGTATCAAGTATTACAAGGGTCTCGGTACATCAACCTCTGTAGAAGCTCGGGAATATTTTAAGAAAATCCAAGAACTCACAGTGAAGTTTGATACGGACTCTATGACTGATAATTCTATTGTTCTCGCCTTCGATAAGAAGAAGGCTGATGCTCGTAAAACATGGCTTCTCGAGAGTACTGCAAAGGAATCACATGAGCTCGAAGTACCTTACGGACATGTTAAGCAGTTGACTATTACAGATTTTGTTAACAAAGATCTTGTGAACTTCAGTCTCGCTGATTTGAAACGTTCGATCGCCCATGTTGCAGATGGTCTCAAACCCTCTCAAAGGAAGGTTATGTACTCATGCTTCCAAAAGAATCTACGTGAGGAGATGAAAGTCGCACAACTGGCTGCATATGTAGCCGAAAAGAGTTCTTACCATCACGGTGAAGTATCTCTCGCAGACACTATCGTTAAGTTGGCGAATGACTATGTGGGTTCCAATAACATCAATCTTCTTGAACCATGCGGTCAATTTGGAACACGGCTAATGGGGGGTAAGGATGCCTCTCAAACGAGATATATTTTCACCAGATTGACACCGGAAGCTCGAAGCATTTTCGATCCTAGGGATGATGCTATCCTAAACTATCTCGATGACGACGGACGCTCCATCGAACCAGAGTTTTATATGCCTACTATCCCAATGGTCCTTGTAAATGGTACAGAAGGTATCGGAACGGGGTTCAGTTGTTACGTACCATCGTTCAATCCCAAAGATATCCGCGATAACATTATCAGTGTTCTTGATGGAGGTAGTATCAAACGGATGAAACCTTGGTTTAGGGGTTTCAAAGGCCGGGTTTTCTTAGAGGATGATACATGGATTACCCAAGGTGTCTCTCAAGTTATTGGTCGGACCGTGAAAGTGAGTGAGCTACCACCAGGTCGTTGGACGCAAGATTACAAAGAATATCTTGATACATTGGTTGAGAAAAAGATTATTTCGGGGTTTACGAATAACAGTACAACTGAAAGTGTTGATTTTGTTATTCAGGACTACAATGGCAAAGATGTTACAAAAGATCTCAAGCTTCAAAAAACAATTCGCACAACAAATATGCATCTATTCCATCCAACTAAAGGTATACACAAATACACTACACCTGAATCGATCTTGTCTGATTTCATTAGTATTCGTCAAAAGTACTACATCAAGCGTAAAGAGTACCTTATCAAAGCCCTCGAAGCTAAATCTAAGATGTGCGATTACAAGTCAAAGTTTGTAACGATGGTTATCAATGGTGATATCGTAGTGTTTCGACGTAAAAAAAAGGAACTTGAAACTCAATTGGCAGGGTTATTCCCACTCATTAATGGCAATCACGACTATCTCCTAAACATTAAAACAGTTCAATACACCGATGAAAGTGTTAGAGATCTCCTCGCGCAATCTAAACAGGCGAAAACAGAATTGGGTATTATGAAGTCTACGAGCCCAATCAGTATGTGGAAGAATGATATTAAAAATATATAGACAATAGATAAGTATGGGTGAAGCTTCGAGTATTTCACTTAAAGCTATTGGAAAGCAAGATACGTACTTACTTTGCAAAGATCCAGCGGAGTCATTCTTCAACCCGAATACTAAGAGAAGACATTCTGATTTTAGGAAATATCATAGAAGTCGAACTATTCTGAACCCCGGGCAGGTACCCAAATGGCCGTTCGGACAAACCATCAAAGTTGAATATAGACCACAAAGTATGGGTGATTTGCTTAGTAACATGTGGCTGAGTATCACGATGCCAAAGATTACAAATGGTAATTACACCGATCAACTGGGGAGACATATTCTAAAAAGTGTAACGATGTTTGTAGACGATGCAGAGATTGAAAAGATTGAAAGTGATTGGGGTATTATATACGATGAGCTTTATTTAGAAATGTCTGAAAAGGTAGCAAATAGTTTTCTTGTAAATAGAAGTATTGGTTTTGATGATTCGACCATTAAAGACTCTGTATCGCGACTTGATACAGATCTGATTATACCCTTACAATTATTCTTTGCTAGAAAGTTTGCAAGTGATGAATACTCTTCTAATAAGCCAAATAGACCATATTTTCCAGTATGCGCCGTGCATAAACAAAAAATTCAGTTTGTACTCGAGTTCCAAGACCAACCATTCTTTACGGATACTCTAAATACACTTGCACTCCCTGAATTCAAGCTTGTCACGGAAGAGATTACGGTAAGTGCAGAAGAACGGAATTTCCTCAGTTATGAAAAGCAAGTTATTGTGACAGATTTAGTTCGTAAACATCCAACGACTGTAAGTGAAATTGGTAAGAGTATTATCCGAACAAATCTCGTACCAAATATTCCGGTTAAGTGTCTACATTGGTTTTTAAGAAATACCAAGTTTGAAAATGTAAGTGAAAGTGTTGCATTACAACCAAGACAATTAGGTCCTACTATATCTGGAACCAACACCAACGACGATTCTGGGTATTCTGTAGCCATGTCACCCGACGGTACAACTATAGCTATAGGTGAGCCCAGATATGAAGTTCAAGTTGACAATGACCCAGAAGATGGTGAAGTTGATAACCCTAATGAAAATAAGGGTCGTGTAAGGGTTTTCAGATATGTGTCTGGATCTTGGACTCAATTGGGTACAGATCTTATTGGTGCAGGGGTAACCAATTTGTTCGGAACTTCTGTTTCTTTATCTAACACTGGTACAGCTCTCGCTGTGGGTGGACCGGGACATGATAGCAATAAAGGACATGTCCGCGTGTACCAATATAATGCAGGATCTTGGGGGCAGTTAGGTAGTGACATTGATGGTACGGCGGGTATTAAATTTGGAACATCGGTCTCTTTATCGAGCAACGGAACTCATGTTGCTATCGGTGGTCCTTATCATAATACGAATATGGGTCGTGTACAGGTCTGGTCTTATAGTATTGGCTCTGGATGGACTCAATTGGGTGGAAACATGGATGGTGTTGGTGGTGGTGATCTACTTGGTTCGTGTGTATCTCTTTCGGAACCAGTTACCGCTAGCGGCACTGATAGGGTGGTTGCTATTGGTGCACCCGGACATGACGCGAGTAAGGGACATCTTAAAGCATTTGTGTATAATGGATCTGCTTGGGTACAGAGAGGGGCTGACATTGATGGTATAAACTCGGGTGATGAATTTGGAACTTCTGTAGATATTTCCAAAGATAGTCTCTATCTGATCGGTGGTGCCCCAAAAAATGATGGTGGTGGTACAGACTCCGGACAAGCTAGTGTCTTCTATTATTCATCAGCTGCGAGTGCATGGGGTCAAATTGGACCGGATATCAACGGATTAGTAGCTGGTGAAAAAGCTGGTACGTCCGTAGCTATAACAAGTAATGTAAAGGTGGGTCAACAACCTCACACTGGAACTAGGGTAGCTGTTGGTACACCATTATCCAACCGTACAAGAGCTTATAACTACATAAATGTATCTAATACACCCGCATGGGATAGATTACATCGTGAAATGGGTGGAAATGGGAGTGGTGGTTCTATGTCTATGTCAAATGATGGTTTGAAAATGGTAGTGGGTTCACCAACATTTAACAACAATGTGGGACAGACCCAAGTTTTCGATCTCCCTACAAATGATGAAGAGTTGTATTTATGTCAAAATCGTTTCAACTTTTCTTCGAACGTAAGTTTTGATGATCAGTTGACATTTTTTCATCCTATTCTAAAAGATGCATGTTTCTTTATTAATGGCACTAAATTACCTAATGTTACAAACACAAATCATAACTATTACAAATATCTAATCCCATCTAGAGTGAGATTAGCGAGGCCAATCAGGAATATTTACACGTATAGTTTCTCGATGAATCCTATAAATGTGGAACCATCGGGGAGCTTGGATTTTGGTGAAATTCAATCTGATAAAACGAATATTGAAGTAAACTTGGATACTACAAAAGTGGACGTGTCTTCGAATACATATTCTTTACACATGTATTATACGGGATATCAGACACTTATATTTGAAGAAGGGCGGGTTGTACCTGCGAGTGCTTACTAAATAATGACTTGCGATGATCACTAATATAATCTATAATTTTATTCTTGATACACCATTTGATGAAATTCAACTGTGCTAGAGTTGTATGAATTTCATGAGATGTACCTGGAACTGTATAAGGAAACTTCTCGGAACGACAAAATGGATCAAATAGTTTTTTACTGTATCCATCTAAACTAGATTTATATGCATAATGTACGGTAAATAGTTTACCGTCATTAGTCTTATAAGATGTGTGATTTTTCTTTGCGTAATTGGTGATGAACCATTCCAAATTTCTCAATGAAATGCCACTCGTCTTATCTAGTATATTCATTAATTTGGACCTATTGTCTTCTTCACTGTAAAAATTATTTATGGATGTTAGTAGAATACTGAATTTACTCATTACCCATTATAGAATTCAAATCTATAAGTTGTTTCGAAGAAAAAGATTTTTCACATCCTTGACATCCAACAACATATGATAACCCTGGCCCGTGATTATGACCGTCATGACTCTCATGAAATCTCTGTTTTATCCGATTTCCCTGTCTTTTATGTTTACCACAATATCCATCGTGGATACCTTTGAAAGTACATCTAGAACCATCTGGTTTTGTACCCCTGCAAACCGCAGTGGGAGACAGGAGTGGGATATCTCTCAATAGTAAGTCCAAGGATATTTGATGTTTTTTAGAAATAATTTCTGCAAACTCTGTCATCATACCATCGACACGAAGTTTGAACTCTTCTTCAAATACTTCAATAATTCTTTCTTGATAACTCATCACTTACTTTGTTCATGCTCGTATTTTTTAAATAGATCTTCAACACTCTCTTCACGCTCTACACGGGCAAACTTAATTCTCTCTTTCAGATCCGCAGATTTACCCTCGCAATCTAGTCCGCGTTTTTTACATTCCTCTATAAGATCCGCCTTTTTCATTGTGCTTAACGCGGGTTCACGTTTTTTTGGTGGTGGTTTACATTGGTTAATGAGATCACCGAAAATTTCCTGTTTAGTATTTTCAAACAGTGGATCTAATAAATCACATACAGGATTCAGAAACTTATTAATGAAGTAATATTTGTAATCAACTGGAATGTTGTTTTCTTCTACATATTTGGGATCCTCTGATTTTTCAAATGCTTTTGCTTTGGAATCGCCAGTATCTGTAAGTATATACGGTACCCTATCACCAGATTGTGGCTCTGACCCAGGTTTACGCATTCTCATTTTGTTAACTACTTGTACGTGAGCTTGGTTGATATTGCAGCTCTCTGGACTTGTTATAGATACAGGTCTTCCGTCAACTTTATAACTATCTGAGAGACCCTGACTCAAAATCAGTTTTTCATTCGGTATATCACCGGAAAGGAGTTCAATTGCTCGCTCCTTGGCTAGTTCTTTTGGTGGACCGGTATCACCAGAAGTTAATACTACGTCTAACAATTCCTTGCAGACTTCTCTCATGTGTGGAGTGTTATCTCGCCTCACGAGTTGGAGACCCTTAACATCTACGTAATCCATATTCATGTTTCCATCCTTCCCCTTTGTCCACAACTTTGCGGCGTATCTCTTTTTCGAATATAAAAAATACGGCCAGTAGACCTTTTCGAGTTCAAGATTGTTCGGTTTTTTGAAAAGAGCACTACATTCTTCCGCTGCCCGTTCCCCAACTTCCCAACTATATTCGATCGCTTCTACACCTTTGCGGTCACCGACGTCAAACTCAACCATGACCGAATCTGTATCACCATACCTTACTTTTGCACCGGGGAAGTTTGCCTCAACATAATTCTTAGTCTCTTCGATCATCCCACGACCCCTAAAAGTTGTAGTAGATGCGATAGGTACACATGGTAAGATACCCTTTCCGGCACCCGTGAAACCGTATACGGAGTTCATAGATATCTTATAGGCTAACTGTTTACCGTTATAAACTTCCTTCATGGACCCGGTTGCTGCAGCCATATCTCGTTTAGCCTTCTTACGAAATTGTTTAAGCTCTAAAAGAATACTAGGCAGTAGACTTGGAACGTCTTGTGCGAATTTATAGGTTTTATCACCAATCTTAAACGTCTCATATGTTACCCCCGGTATGTTTCCATAATCCTTGTCGTTCATAACATACGAAGAATAACACAGATTGTGAGCCATCATGATTGAAGGGTACAGGGCTTCGAAATCAAGGGCTGTGATTGGTGTATAATACGCACCTTTCTGAGCTTCCAGTACAGTCGCACCCTCGTAGTGTTCTTCCGGTAACTGTCCATAACGAATCGTTGGTACCATGAACCCCATTTCTCGTGACTTCTTGGTGAGTTGACTAAACACTTTGATCTGTTGCCCCCGTTCAACCAAGAAGCACAATGGTACCCACGTTGCTTTAGCCATCTCTAGAAGGTTGAGAAGAATACACATCTTCTTCATGAGTTTATGTGGTAGTAAAGTATCCTTGATACAGTATTCAGCCACTTCTCGCAACTTCACGGGGTCACCTTCTACGTACCGAGCAAACATTTCTTTCGGTGACATATCAATTTTCTGATCTCCTAGATATAACTTGGATACATTGTTAAGACTGTACGAGTCAAGCTTGTATCCTTTTTTCACTTCATGGAACAGGTCGAAAATGAAACGACCAGACATGGGGAGTAACTTCAATACATTGTCCCCCAATGCACTTGAACTCAATTTTTTTATGGATATTTCACAGTTTTGATTTCTCAGTTTACCAAGTTTGAAAAACTCTGGATTACAACCAGTCATATACGCACGTGTATAAATATAATTAAGATCAAACCCGAAAATGTTCCACCCGGTCAATATATCTACGTCCTTCTCATGAATATATTTTTGGAATGCTTCAAGTAGTTCTTTTTCTGTATTAAAACTTATGATGTTTGAACCATCTAATTTGGGATCAGTTTGCTTGTAACAGAGACATGTCTTATCGTACGGTTCATCGGTGCCAAACTTGCATAACGAAATCGCGATTTGGAAACATGCATCACCTCGCACGTTTGGGTCGGGAAACTTTCCAGTAGAACTATTACACTCAATATCGAATGAAGCTACAACAAATGGTGCAATGTCGTCGCGTGCAACGGGTGAAAGGGTTCTCCAATCGGTGCAAAATAGATCAACATCTACATTGGCGAGGTGAGAACGGACACAATTATCACCCGTCTTCAACCAACCTGTCGATTGAATACCAGTCCTGTGCATCAGGCGGAGAACTGGATCAAGATTGGATTCATAGACTTTCAGTCTTTGCATACCAGTAGAAAGTTGAATATGATTTTTCAGGAAGTAGTCCACTCGACGTCGACTAGCGAGATTTTTGAAATCGAGTTTCATGAACCCAAACTCCTTATTATTTTGAAAACCCCATACATCTTTCGATTTCATAATAGTGTATGAAACCAAACATTCGGGACACTTCTTATCGACGACACCATATATCTCCTGTATCGTTTGCTGACTAGTACGCTCAGGGAGTTTGATAAAAAAGTAAGGTGTGAATGCTGTAGTCACACACACCGACCTCCCATCCTCGGCTTTTCCAAATATACTTACCAAATGCTCTTCATCCGTGTCTACTGCTTCCCAAGTCAATGCCTGAAATTCTACACCCATCTCCTGTTATGTATACAATGAGCTAAAATTTTAATATCATTTACTAATAAATGTCAGCTGCTTTAATTGACCTCGTTTCAGTGGGTGCCCAGGATGTTTATATCACAGGTCAACCCGAAGTCAGTTTTTTCCGTCAAAACTACAAGAGGCACACCAACTTTAGTATCAAGCCAGAAAGGCTCGATTACATTGGTACCTTCGCGAGTGGTAACGAAGTTACTATACCAATCAAATCTAAGGGTGATCTCCTAAGCTATGTGTGGATCGAAGCCGAAAACATCGGTGGTGTCGGTGCTACCAATACAGGTTTCTTCGATAAGGATGAATCCACTACTACCGAATTCCAACTTTGGATCGGAGGCCAAAAGGTCTCCCAGATTGATGCTTTGTATATCCAGGGTGTCCATAACATCTTGTATAAAGATACACAAGCTAAGGCTTCGTGTGCGGTAACTCTCGATGAGGTTCCCCAGAATGCGTTGGGTTCGTCTACTGCCGCCAACCATTATATTCTCCCATTCTTCTTCAGTGATGACTGGACTAAAGCTCTACCCCTCGTCGGGCTCCAATATCATGATGTTGAGATTCGTGTGAAGTGCCGCGGTGGAACTTTCGCCCCCAGTAACGTAAAGGTATTCGGTACCTACGTCTATCTCGACACCGATGAGCGTGAATTCTTCACCAACACCGAACATGAGATTCTCTTTACACAAACTCAGTACCAGCCCATGACCCCTACCGACACCGAGGTTGACTTGACCTATTTCAACCACCCAGTTAAGGCGATTCATGTAGTTTCTTCCGAAGCTGACACGAATAAGTGGTCTACTAACTGGACTTTCGATACGTCTACCTTATACATCAACGGTACACCTCTATTCGAGAACATGTCGGCGGCCTTCCACCACAACGTCGTGCCCGAAATGCACTGTTCTATTCTTCCCCAAGATGCTCTAAGCACTGTGTCTACTTTCACATGGCCTTTCTGTACCACTATGAACAAGTCGCAACCAACTGGTACTCTAAACTTCTCCCGTATTGATAACGCTAAACTGGCCTTCGCGGGTAATGATACCCGTGTCGGTAACATGGTTCGAGCCTACGCAGTCAACTATAACATTCTCCGTGTGAAGAATGGTATGGCTGGTGTTGCATTTGGTAACTAAGTGAATTTATGTTTAATAGAAAATTAAGTAAAATGAAACGTACCCGTGAGAAAGAAATTCCTATTCCATCTAAAAAACAAAAACTATCTATGGGAGTAGAACCTTTCTCGTTATTTTCGGTTCAACCACAAGACTTTTTAAAATGTACTACTAATTCAAATGATACCATACCTACTTCTCGGTGGGTTCGGGATTCTAACAGCGTATACATATACAGGGAGTCAACTCATAACGTCGCGGAAAGCGAAAAATCTCATCAAAAGTCGAAAAGTAAAACGCGTTATAGACGTCCGTACAACAATGGAGTGGCGTCTCGGACATTATCCTGGCGCGCTTCATCTTCCAGTGAACAAAATTGGCGAAAAAACGACGTCCAAACTACCTAAGAAGGGTTTACTCGTATACTGTAATACAGGTCAACGTGCAAGATATGCAGCAGAAAAGCTCATTGAATTGGGATTCAAAGAAGTTTACTATATTTCTGGGTTATATACAGACTTACTCTAGATCCATGTAGCCAGTAGTTTTTTTAAATAACACGTTTTGTTTTTATGAGTCTTTCGATTCGGTCATTTTCCCGTCTCATAAAAATTGAAAATTCTTTCACTTCCCCTTGCAGCTTAACTTTACCAGCCTGTCTAACCCATACTGTTTGCTCAACACGGACCATATCAACACAAGACATTTTAGTGTCCGGTGCATTGCTATGATATATCGCGAGTACCGTTGCATCTTTGCGAGTTTCTTTTGGAAGAACATCTCTTTCGTCACATATGACTACATGCCCCCCAGAATACCCCGCAACATGCATCCACCAATGTTGCGGGGCACTAGATATTGTTAATTCATCGTTTTCCTTTGCATTTTGACCCACTCGTATGATAGTTCCATCGAGTGTTGTATATTCAAGCATGTTTATTGTTCTATTTTCTTCCTTATGTAACATCTTTAGAAATATCATATATATTGTTATCTACGATATAGTACAATATAAATGTAAGTAATATTACTGTCAGTATATACATGTGTTATAAAAGTATAAAAATAGTATTGATATAAAACATAAATGCACGTCGTATTTCAACCAAGTCCTTCGATTACTCATAAGTATAGAGTCACATTACCAAATAAGAGAGCTATAGACTTTGGTCAGGCAGGAGTTCAGTATTTCCCGGACCATCGTAACCCCCGTCTTATGCGCGCACAACTTCTTAGGAAAGGGGCTATCATTCCTAAGGAGCTGCGAATAGAGAGAGATCAGTATGAGATACAAAGGGGGATGTTGAAAATTAAAGAAAGTTCGGAAGAAGATTGGGAAGATTTCTTCAGGGCCGAATATTGGGAGAGATGGGTATTACATACTTACCCTAATGTGGATAAGGCTAAATTGTATATGACTATGACTCAAGGTATACTTTTTATGCCTACACCAGAAGATCTATGGTTTTCTAATTGCCGGTAGAACCAAAGCCACCTTCACCCCTATCAGTGTCTTCAACTATACTAATTTCCTCAATTGCTGGTGTTTCACAACGCTCTAGAATGAGTTGAGCAATACGATCACCCTTCTTGATTTCAAAGTCATTCATCCCATGATTGAATAGAATTACTTTAATTTCACCGGTGTAGTCAGGATCAATCACACCCGCACCAACATCTATGCAATGCTTCGCGGCTAGACCCGAGCGAGGAGCTACACGACCGTATACTCCCGTTGGAAGAACCACTGTAATACCAGTTCCTACGATTGCTCGGCCACCCTGGCTAGGAACCACGGCATCCTCGGAGCTATATAAATCATATCCCACAGAACGATCAGACCCACGAGTAGGCACAATAGCATCGTAACAGAGCTTTTTGACCCCTAGGGACATCTACTTATATTAGGTCTCAAATCCTTAAGTCTGTGAGCATCCGTAGTATTGTCTCACGTCCCTTCAACTTGGCGTTAAATAGTGGTGTCATACCGCTATGCGACGCCTTGTTGGTGTCCGCACCCGCCTCAATCAGTATCTGCACCGTTGTCTCATGACCGTATTCAATGGCTAGTAACAACGGTGTCCACCCAATATAATCAGTCTTGTTAATCTCCACATTCGCTGCGATCAGAGCCTTCACTACCCCATCGTGACCGTTTTGGGCGGACAAGTGTAGTGATGTCGAACCATTATGATTACTTACATTGATGTCATAACCTGCCTTTATCAACGCTATCACCTCTTGTAAATTACCGAATTGGGCGGCTATTGACAACGGTGTAAACGCCATACTTATACTATATCTATAATCTATAAGTATTACTTGGCATACTTCTTTTTTTCCTCGTCCGAGAGTGCGCGCCACATTTCACCCAGTTTAGAACCAATCTCGGTGAAGACCAGATCCGGGAAATCCTTAACAACCTTAGATCTCGTTTTTTTCACAAAGATCATGTAAGAATTGGGTTTGCGTTTAGTTTTAGTTTTAGGCTTCTCGTCTTTAGTCATTATACTTGTAGTATATATTTTATTCTTAAAGTATAATCCTCTGAATAAAATGATTTCAAATCAACAGGGGGTTTCTATATTTTATTCTTAAAGTATAGTAAATGAATGCGCCACAGAACGCGAATGGAAACGGAAATGGAAACGCCCGTGAACCCACCATATATACCCAAACGGCGTTCAATAAGAAGATGAATGCCTCCCGGAAGACCGATCAAGATGAAATTAAAAAACTCAAAAAACTATTGAGAAGGATTCTACGTGAAGCTAAGTCAGTGCATCTCGGTAAGAACCCCAACAGTGGGCGAAACTTCCCGAATCGTAACAACGCGAAGCCTGTCAACAACACTAACAACGTGAAGCTCAACAACAATAACAACGCCAAGCCCAACAACGGTAACAACGCCAAACCCAACAACGGTAACAACGCCAAACCCAACAACGGTAACAACAGAAAACCTAACAACAATTAATTAACCTTCAAAATTTTCTTTACCCAATAAAAAATACGTAAAGATCGAAAATTGGCACATCTACAAATGTCATTTTCAATTTTTTCCAAATCTTGTACCATACTATAATCACTAGTGATTTTTTAAAGCCGGGTTACGTTTAGAATATGTGAGTAAACATACACCACAACTAAATATGTTTATGAAATATTGACATCCGAGAACGTGTATTTTTACTAGGATACTCTCATGTGCATAGTATTGTATCATGAAAAGTGTTAAAAGTGTCTCGTAAACCACTCGAATCATTGCATTTGTTAAATAATACAATAGGTTTATGTAGGGGTGTATAGAACTCGTCCTAGGAATAATTCTACGGAGAGTTAATATTGTTGTATCAATTTCAACTATACCACATAACGTTATGATTCCGGATTCTTCTGGATACATGAGAGGTCTAATGACAGCTAATAAACATATTAGGTGATGAGTTATGATCAATGTCTTATATGCATGTATAACCTTAGGTTGAAGGGATATCCACAAAAGATCATAAGACATATATGTAGTGATTGCATGTGTTAAAAACATCGGATACACAGTGTATCCAAATAACACATCAGCCATACATAATGTTGAAAAAGGTAAAAGAAACATTAACGAAGCCACATCATGAATAAGAATTTGTGTATCCTTATTCATCATCTGATTATATATACAAATATACGTTTAAGTACATTGCAAAACGGACTTCAACCACCGTTGTTTCCTACGTCTCCACGCTAGTCTTCTATAAACTGTATATATCATTACACCCACCCCGATAATCAGAATGGAATTAATCATATATGATAGTATTTGTTAATCTTTATGCACTCAAAGGGTTTCGAACCCCTGACCTCAAGCTTACTAAGCTTGCGCTCTACCACTGAGCTATGAATGCGATATGCTGAGAGCGGGGTTTGAACCCGCGCGTGCACAGCACAGACGATCTTAAGTCGTCCTCCTTAGACCACTCGGACATCTCAGCAAAATAACCACCCCCCACGCTGATTAGTATATGCATTAAATCTTTAAGCACTTGGCAGGTCGTTCGAATGCAGTCTTTTCTTCAAGATCTTTACGCTGTCGCATTTTCTTGATATCCGCACCCTGACAATCGTGTTTCGCTAACTGGATACACCCCGGACAGAAACTACCAGTACAGTAATTACATTCAATGGGGACGCCACACTTCTTCCGACACCGTTGACAAGGCATTATTGAATTTAACTGAGATAAAGATTTTAACTATGATAAATTAAGAACATGTCTCTCACTTACGCGACCAATAAACCAAATACCTTGAATTCTTCGGGCTATAAACATCTCAAGAAAACGTTAAAAACTTCTACAGCTGGGTATGGTTCTGTTCTGACCGCATCTTATTTTATCACACAAGGTGCCGAACAAGGTGTATCTGCTATGTTGGGTGCAGTTACATCGTATGCATACATCAGTCTTTTATCTGATCGAGTAGATAAAATTGAGACATCTACAATTCAAAAGGAGTTTTTTGCACCACTCGGTGCAGCTGCTTTTGAAGTATCATGGAATAATGCACCTTTTGCATTTGATTTTGAGTATGGGACCACATTCATAGGGTTTCTAGCATATAAATTCGCCCTCTCTACAGTTCTATATGAAATTGTTCGGGAGATGATGATGAAAGATAGTGAATCTTTCTATGACACGACGGAAAAGAATTACACGGACCCCAATGATTGGAATGATGAAGTCTTTGTTAAATTCGATGATGAAATTACTGAAGAGTAATAGGTTTCAATCGAAATATAAATTGATGTTTCCATCATAATCACTGTATGTATCTAATATAAAGTCGAGGTTAGTCATTCTCTCTATCCACTCATTACCTATAGTATGCTTTATGTCCGGTGGTGCTTTTATTCTCGATAAGTTTATCTGATCAATCTTTCTTCCATCTTTATGCATGATCGTATTCTTCTTCCCTACTTCGTATTCTTTTTTAGTGTGGAATATTGCTTGAGTAACTTCATTTTGTTGATTTCGTTTAAGTTTATAAACATGACATCTAATCTTAGTTTTATCTTTACTTAATGTGTAAAATTTAATAATCCGATCAATCAGATCCCAACCTACACCGTAATATTTGTAGTCTGGATCACAAATTGAACCATTTATTTTGAAATATTGTAATAAACGGGTTACATCTGGAGTTATATCATTCTCAACCGATCCAATATTAACTCGAGTTAAATTTACTTTATTGGATTCTTTATGTATAGAAATACTGAAACTGTATGGGGAAATATCGACACTCTTTTCAAATTCTTTGTTACAATCAAAATTACTTATAATTGTAGAAATATACTTTTTCTCTTCCCCACTAATTTTTGTATGAAAGGCAAAAATGTTTTTATTGTAAATGTCATACATTGTAGATAAATAGTTTTGGGAAGTTATAGGACGCCGTCTATCACGTACAAGGTATATAAATGTTATACACGATAGAAGAAGGAATAATGCAAAATACATTGGTCTGTAATGACATATGATTAAAATAACTTTGATTTAACGTAACATGCATTTTATTAAAATTTTATAAATCTAGTTCTTCTTGAGATATTCATCAATCTTCTTCGCGATACTCTTCCCAACACCGTGAACCTTGTTGGGACCTTCAGAGATCTTCTTACCATTGACAACCTTGTAAGGTAGTTCATAAATGGAGTTGGCTGCACGGATGTAAGCATTGCGCTTAAACTTGTCACCAGTATCATCTGCAAGGTCGTGAAGCATGTCAGAAATACCTGTATTGTAAGACACAAAGTACTCACTGTCAGACTCGTCATCTTCAGAGCACTCATTAGATGCGACAGATTCAGCATCGTCAGCGATAGACTCAGAATCAGAAGACTCAGATTTCTCGTAGTCCGAGTCTTGCTCGTCAAGATATTCATTGATCTTTGTAGCAATCCCCTTACCAATACCCTTGATATGGATCAGGCTTTCACCACTTTCCACCGCGTAAGGTAGATCGGAGATAATGCATGCAGCCGTCTCGTATGCCGCAGTCTTGTGGAAATCGGAAGTCATATCACCAAGTTCGAGAAGACGATCAACGATCCCAGCATTGTGGTTCTTGAAGGTAACTCTCGCAGTTGTTTCAAAGAGGGTGGTGGAATCGGATTCGTCATTGAGAACATCACCAACCCTCTGAATCTCGGAGTCAAGGAGCTTCCCGAGAGCTACATCCTTTTCTTTGTTGATGTCTCGAATTTTCTTCTTGAGTGCAATCTCATTAAAGGTCAAATCAAGGATAACCTGGTTTTGATCGTCGCAAATGGTTGAGAGTTCTCGGTTGTCCTTCTCAAGCTTGAGGATGTAGTCGGTGATGGAACGGGAGTTCATGGCAGAAGACATGTGTGTAATGAAAAAACTATGGCGTTTACCGTAACTTAGGTGTTTAAAGACGAAATTCTTTCATTATCAAATGACTTCCCTTGTTTCGCCAATTCAAATTCAAAAGACATCAAGAAAGTTTCTTCAAAAAAGAAAGAGGAGTTGCAGACGCCTCGCGCGACCACTTCGACTTCAAGCAGCCCTCCCATCACCTGATATCATGAATTACGCACAGGGTCAACTTATCACATGGATTTTACCCATGACAATCGCAGGTCGCCTTCTCAAACTGGACTACCCTAATATTGTAGTGGGTTTGACTTTGATGACAATTGCTAAACTATCCCTAGCAGCAAATGGAGATAAAGAATAAGATTATTTATGAATAAATGTCACTTACCTTGACCTTCTTCATTCCTCATGCTACACGTAGTGTCAGAACCCGTGTATTCACCGACCCGGCGCAATATGATGTAGAAGTTAACGCAGTTCGTGGTTTTAAACTCATAAAACCTAAAACTACTAAGCCCAAGCCCAAGCTCAAGCCCAATAAACTACATCATCATATTCCGGTTGACCCCGATCAATTTGATATTGATGAAAATGTAGATAGGCATCTACCTAATTGGTAATTATATCAAGTTTAAAGTCCTTGTCAAACTTCAAACTAATCTTTCCCTCGTCCACAAGACGCTTTATCGTTTTACCAACCTCTAGGTTTTCGTTATACGCCTCAGTGTGTTTTGGATCAGCTGATAGATTTGGCATGAACATGTTAAATGCCATCATTTTCTTAGCCATCGACAGTTCTTTATTTTGGAGTAGACTTAAAATGTTTTGGGGGAGCTTGGAAAGATCCGCTTTATTCAGAGTTGAAAGATCCATTTAAATTGTCATCGTTCGTGTTCTTTAAATGCCTAAGTAATCGGGTATGGTAGCGAATATATTACGAAAAATGTCTTCCAACATGATCAAAGCTGAACCCGACTACTATGTGCTCGCCCTCAAGGAATTGGATAATGAAAAGATTGTCCTCTCCAAGCACCCCGTTATCGCTTTCAAGGTCTTCGAGGACTATAAAGACGGCAATTATATGACAATTCCAATCACAGTGATTGATCTCCAATGTATAAAGAAACCCACACTCTTGACCCCCGATGGTATGGTATACGAAGAAAACAGCGTCCCATGCGACTTGGAGACCCACATTGAGTGTCTCAGTGCACGTCACGGAGACAAGCTTGAGTTTCACGTGAGTATGGACAGGGTATAATTTTTTCCGATACCTAAGTAATCAGGGTATGGTAGCGAATATATTACGAAAAATGTCTTTATTTTCGACCCTCGAGAATCTCGTTGTAACAGAACTTGAAAAGCAAAAAACAAACATATGGGCTCACAGCCGTTTCAAGGGTATCGAAACACTCCCTTGTGATATTTCTGGTAAGCTTGGTGAACTACTAGTACAACTAATCTGTAAAACTGGAGAAATTCCATATATATACAAGGGTAACGAATGCAGTAGTTTAACCGACGATTCCAAGGTCTATGATATCATTATAGGTGGAAAACGAATTGAAATTAAAACTGCTCGAATGGGAAATTGTGGTAATTTCCAACACGAATCCCTAAGAAACAACTCGGGTGCTGATGCATGGCTTTTCGTTGACATTGCACCACAATCAGTCACGTTTTCGATTTTGGATTCATTTGATCTTGGGCGGCGAGATAAGCATCCTGTGTTAGGGGTAACCCCACACTTGAGGAAGAAAACGAGTAATGTATACAAGTTGGACTTTTCCGAACGGGTAATTGAACGGTCGGAAAAGGCTGGGATTGCAAAAAAGTTTACAGATGTTGCGGTAACCCAAGAAGTTGTCGAATTCTTCAAAAGTAAGTTTACCCAAGAAAGTACTCCTGAATCGACGACGTCCGTAGATTTAGAGCCGAGTTCGTTGACAGAAAACTTATGTCACCCCAATCAATTGAGTTAGCCTTTTTAATAAAATTGCGTTTATATTTTAAAAATACTATACCGTACCCACGCCTACCCGGGAGATCTTCGAATGATTTATATACCTTCATATTCTCTTTTCCAAAACATGTAGATGGTAAATATATATCACATTTACCTATCATCTCCTTGTTTCTCGTAGAAGAAACTGTTCCACCATCTGACATCGAATATATACGTACAGCATCGTCACTATACGTTTTGATTTGGTAATCGGGATTTTCTGTATGTTTAGACCATATCTGAAACACACAGTTAATCTTCGTTTTCGCTTTATTAGGTGAATGAAAGTTTTCAGTGAAAGTTTCACTGTGTATCAAGTTGTAGCCCAAAACTCTTTTCCTCGGTGAACCCTTTCCATCACTTTCAAATAGCTGTGGGAGGATAAAACACACATAGTCTGCAAATTCATATGAATGATTGATAAATCGCAAGGCTAAATGACCTCGAAGACCAAATGGTGGATTCCCAAATACAACGTGGTTTTTAGATACATCCTCGGGCTTCCATAATAGGTAATCCTCTTTTACAATACCTTCACATCTGGGTTCTATATCTAGTCCGATCGTGTTATTAGGTAATACTTTCATAAAACTACCATCACCCGCCGATGGTTCTATAAATTGATATTTTTTAACATCAACCTTTGTTTTATCTATGAATGTATTCCAACACTTTTGTGCTAATTCGGGTGAAGTAAAAAACTGATCTTTCAATGTGTGTGAGTATACACTATAATCTATCTCACGAGAGAGACATTTGTGTAAATCGAATATATACTGCTCCGGGACAGACTTTAAGTCTAACCAGCGTTTAACAGTACCGGGTGATAGATTCAAGATCTCTGATACTTCATTCACACTTTTTTCTTTTAAAACTTCCTCTAAAAGTTTAAGTGTATCTTTACCCATATTCATTTAAATCATAAATTCTTTAAACGATTGCAAATCTACCTAAGTGGGACCTATTTCTACCACATTCCAAGTAATACAAAATGTCTTTCACTTTCGATGACGAACCCGTGTACAAGATTGGTGAATCTTTCACCATGAGGAACATCCTCAACATCGTCGATAAGATGAATGCCGCCATGCCCCACTATGAGTTCGAACCTGAACCCGTTTGTGAAGGTGGTATTCGTGTGAAACAAGATGGACATGGATACAAGACGTTTCGTCTCAATTTTAACAACTGGCCTTATTTTGGTCGCCATGGTGTTAAAATGGAGGATATCGATACAAAGTTAATTGCCTATGACTTTACTGGTAAGGGGAAAATGTATACCAGATTCAAAACTTTACAGGATGCACCTGAATGGACGAAAGAGGAAGTTAAATGTGTCGATACAATCGTCCGTGGAGAGGGAATGAAGAGAGTTAGGGCTTAGAATTAGTTATTAATACATACGCTGGTACGGAACCCTTTGGTGGTTTCTTACAGAAAATCTTACAATCACAACAATCCCTTACAGACACGAGTTGCTTTTTAGTCGCGTAACATCGTGTCGGTAACATAATATCTTTGGAGAGGTAACGAACTATTTGGTCTATGAGTATCATCCTATTTATTGACTATATTAAAATTATAAATTAATACTAATGCTCAGTATAGCCATTATTCCGATTGCGTTTTTGACGTTCACGTCTTCGTATTGGATTTGCGTATGTGCGAACGCACGTGATGACGTTGATCTGAGAAAATGTACTCTCATTCCGGGGTAATTGTTAATTTAGTTTTAAAAATTGGTAGCCCAATCTCTTAGACGCTTTGTCTCTTTCGGCTTTTGATACATCTCGTAAAATGGCATAGAAATTGAACTCTGGTTTATTCGTTTCGACATTCCACGTGATTTTATCTTTGTAAAACGTGTTGCACCACTTACATTGATGTCGTGCTATATTCGAACCCCCAGATATATGTGGTTCTACATGTCCGCGTTCAAATTTTACAGTCTTTCCAAACTTATCCAAACCCCCCTTTTGTACACCACACGTAAAACATTTCAGTTCATCACCAGGTGTTATAATAGCTATTCGATTAGGATTTATCAATTCTGTTGGAAATGGACATAGTATAACTCGCGCCCCTTCTTTTACTTGTCCAGGAAGTAGTTTAGTTGACATGAGCGGAAATCCGAATTTGTAATTTACTTCTCGGGGTCTCTCACCACCCCAACCCCGTCCAGTAAGAGGGCATTCATTGTCTAGATCCACATTTTTCATTGGAACTCCGTATGACGGCCGATTAAGTATATATTGTACGACAATCATATTCTCCGCAAGTTTTGTCGTTGGTTTAGAATGAGTGATTTTAACATTCCACTGAGTATAATCCCAACTCAGTTCTGATAACTCCTTTATAGTAGTGACATCATAAATATATTGTAAAATGACGTATAAAATATGGACGTTATACGTTTTTATTTGTAGATCTCTGTAGGTAAAATCTATCATATACCTCGTCTTCTCAGAAGTTGAGGTATATATATCGTTGCACCTTTTAACAATAGTAGATTCATTCGTATCTTTGAGATTGAATGTTTTTGAATTATAATCAATTTTTATATCATTGATGGAATTTGATATCTCGTTCACAATCTCATCTAAAATTTCATTAATGATATCCATTGTATATCAATGTCGTAGATTCTTTATCTAATTTATCAACAATTGGGTTTTCATTTCCCTAATAATACTTTCAATAACTTTCACACATACACTATTTCCAATCTGTTTATACGCAATTCCTTTAACACCCGCGATTTTAAACGTATCTGGGTATGTCATCAATTTATAACATTCTTTTAATGAAAGTTTTCTTACGATACCCAATCGTTCGTCGTATATATGATACCGACCAGATGATTCAGAAGCAGATAAGGTTGGGTGGGTACCATTTGTACTATAAATTCTCATTGGTTGTTTATGGACTCTGGAAAGGTGTTCTGTATTTTCTCTAGTACCAGCCTTTCGAATTTTACCGTTAATATAACCCTTGAATATTAATCCACTTTTGTTTTGTTGCTTTACATGACAATCATCTATGATTGTATATTTTTGCGAATCGATAATCTCATCAGACGTTTCGTCTAATATATCTGTGATAGAACTACCAATCCTTGTTGATTCTAATACACTAAAATCAAAAGTTTTATTCAGAGACGCGACAATGTACACACGTTCTCTATTTTGAGGTATACCAAAGTTTTTTACATTTAATATCTTATAAGATGTGTGATATCCACGCGACTCTAATGATTCCATTATAGTTTTTATTACTTCACCGTGTTCTATCGTAGTCAAGTTCGCTACATTTTCTAAAAATATACACAATGGTTTACGAATATCTACGAGTCGCATGATTTCAAAAAACATATTTCCACGGGGATCCTTGAAAGCCTTAGCATCTTTCCACTGTGCAACACTAAATGGTTGACAAGGAAATCCACCGCATATCATATCACATTCAGGTACATCGGTTATTTCACAAATATCACCTTGTACCTTCACACCATAATTATCTTCATAGACCTTTTGAACATTTTTGTCAAAGTCAGATGCCAATACACATTCAGAATCTGAAATTACATTCTTAATACCTTGATGGAATCCACCGATTCCACAAAAAAGGTCTATAAACTTTACGGTCATAATATAACTATAAGCATTACTTTTAAGTTCATCGTAAATCCTTATCCACCCTCGCTAAATGTACTCTCATTCCGGGATAAAGAATTGGGTTGTGTATTTAATTAAGAATGGAACCAACGAAATCTCTTCATGCATACGCCTTATCATGCTGTAAAGTGGGTAAGGAAATATGGAGACGATTTGACTCTGTTAATTATCCAGGTTATGTTGTATCAAATATGGGACGCGTGCGCAAATGGTTAAGACCCAATACGAATAGAAAACTATCGGATACGAAAAATGCGCATTGGAAACGGAAAAACACACCCACTTTTTATGGAAGATATAAAAAACCGACATATGGGTCACGGAACAAAGACACTGGGTACATGTCTATTATGGGTACATTCAGTGCTCATCGTCTCGTAGGTTTAGCTTTTATACCAAATCCTGAAAATAAACCAACTATTGATCATGATGACCGCAATCCCTCTAACAATCGCTTAGACAATCTCATGTGGGCTACTCAAAAGGAACAGGCAGAGAATAGAAGCATGGAAAATCGTAAAATTAGTAATATCAAACATTCTCGTAAAGTTTGGAAAGTTGACCCAAATTCGGGTGAACGTTTCGAATTGTATAATTCTATGAAAGAAGCATGTAACGCAGTTGGTGGTAAATCACAGGGTAAAATAAGTGATATAGCCAATTCACGTAAATTTACCGACAAGAGATGCCCGAATTGGAATCCCGTAACGTACAAAGGTTACAAATGGGAATGGGATGATATGGACGAATTAGAGGGTGAGGAATGGAAAGATGTTCCACTAGATATTGCCATCAAGGATTTCAAGAGTGGTGCTGCCAAGGCTCGGAGAACAATTGACACACCTATGAAACAAGTTGATAAACTGAAGAACAAGTGCAGATTATCAAATTATGGACGACTATACGATGTCAAAGAAAAAAAACTTGTACATGGTTCGGAAACAACGAGAAATAATTTATCGTATACACTTCTCATGGAGAATGGACAAACATGGCGAATATTAAACAATGTTATCACGGCATTGATATGGCTACCCCCGAATTCTGAACCAATAAAAAAATCACAAGTCAATCATATCGACGGAAATCCATCAAACTGTCATGTATCCAATCTTGAATGGTCTACACGCGAAGAAAATGTAACTCATGCTTACCAGAACGGTTTGATGAATTGTGATGGTTGGACGGAAGAGGAAGATAGAATCATCATTGAAACAATCAAAGTGTATGGTGACAGAATTGTACAATGGAAGAAAGATGGTATTTTAGACCTACTCAATAATCGTAGCACCTCTTCCTGTTCAAATAGAAGATTTAAACTAAAACAGCAGTTAGAAGAAGCCCTATCGTAAATCCTTATCCGCCGTGTAGTACGTCTTCCCCTTAGTGGCGAAACTGTGGACCCTAGCATACCCCCACGCTTGTGGAGAAGCACCCGGACGATGCCCGGTTCTCCACGCAGCGAGTCCCCTGTTAAACACGGTCTTCACTGTCTTTAGAGGAATCTTAGTAGCCTTAGCAA